ATAATGAATGGCTTTGATGAACACTTTGAGTTTGATTTAGAAGAGTAGTATCCGACACAATTTTCTAGGCTCGTTAAAAGTCGTTGCGAGCCTTACCCCCACCCCCTCAGACCGTTTTGTACTTGGCTGGGGGGTTTTTTTGTTCCATAGATTTAACAATGTATATTGCAGTGTGCATTTTTATGCAATTGAACAGTTGTACTGTGCATTTTACATACCATTATTGATATAAATGGTATCGCAAACAAGCATTTCAAATCATAACTGATCGTCTATACAATGCGCACCTAATTAACTGAGAGGTGTATTGTGGTACTGTACGGAGTAATTGTAGTAACTATAGGTCTTCTGGCAATAGCGAGGGAAGACCTGGTCTAATCTGTAATCCGAAAGGTTTACATCCGCAGTAAAAACATGGACAATGCCTTTATTCTATTGACATAGAGGTGTCTTATGGAAAATTTAAACTTATCAAAAAGTCTTGAAGACTGCTTTGAGTGGGAGCTCAATGATCAGGTCATTCGCTTTGACTCGATAATTGAGTCGCTGATGAGCACTGACGTGCCACGATCACAGTTCCGCGATGAGCTGATTGACTGGCAAGACGACGTAGCCAACCTGGTGGATGAGGTATCAGCCCTGGAGCCTTACGAGGGCTTCCGGGATTTTGCGTTAATGGCAGAAGAGCTGTTTGGGACTGAGGTTTAGTCTAGTGCGTAAATTATCTGTTGGGGGTATAATCGGATGATGATTAAACTGACGACAGATGAAGACGTCCATGAGGCCGATATGGACCTGGTCCGAGACTACGCTGAGGCGTTAGTGGACCGGGATAAGCAAATGATGATTGAGGTGCTGTACCTGACTCACCAGCGCATGGAAAGAACATGCCGGTGTTTTGAGGTTAACTGCACTTGTGACCTAAAATGAGACCTTCAATATTTACAGATGAACTAGCCGCTGACATATGTCGCAGGCTATCCCTTGGTGAGAGCGCCAGGCAGATATGCAGGGATGACAGCATGCCTGTTATGTCTACGTTAATGAAATGGTTGACAGAACCTGACAAAGTCGCATTTTCGGAGCAGTACGCGAGAGCCCGTGACTGCCAGGCTGACTTCTACGCTGATGAGATCATTGACATAGCGGATGAGCTGGGTGAGGGGGTAAACTCTAACGCCATCAACATAGCTAAGCTGCGCATTGACGGAAGGAAGTGGAAGGTTGCCAGGATGTCGCCCAGGAAGTATGGAGACAAGCAGCAGATTGATCACACATCGTCTGATGACTCGTTCAAGCCCACGGTGATTAAGCTAGTGGCAGAGCCATTACCAGCCAATGACTAATACTGCAGAGATTCGGCTCCCTCCCAAGATAGTCGAGGTCTTTGAAGGTGAGGCCCGGTATAGAGGCGCATACGGTGGCCGAGGGTCAGGCAAGACCAGGTCTTTTGCGCTGATGACTGCAGTGGCTGGGTACAGGCATGGCATGGCAGGTAACAGCGGCCAGATACTCTGCGCACGAGAACACTTAAACTCCCTAGATGAATCATCCCTGGAAGAGATCAAGTCTGCCATCAAGGCGGTCCCCTGGCTTCTGTCGTACTATGAGATAGGCGAGAAGTTTGTCAGGTCTAAGGATGGCCGTATCAACTATGTATTCGCCGGCCTACGCCGCAACCTGGACTCGATCAAGTCAAAGGCCAGGATCATTATCGCCTGGGTGGATGAGGCTGAGGGTGTATCTGATGCAGCCTGGCAGAAGCTAATCCCAACTGTCCGAGAGGACGACTCTGAGATATGGGTGACCTGGAACCCTGAGACCAAGCACTCAGCAACGCACAGGCGCTTCCGCGTCAACCCTCCCCAGGACAGCAAGATATGCGAGATCAACTGGCAGGATAATCCTTACTTCCCAAAGGTCCTAGACAACGAGCGCAAAGAAGATTTTAAGCTGCGCCCGGATGATTATGGCCATGTCTGGGACGGGGAGATGAAGATACACGCCGATGGCGCCTACTACGCTGTAGAGATGCGAGAGGCTAAAGCTGAGGGCAGACTAACTAACGTGCCATACGACCGCGCTGTTGGCGTTGTAACGGCCTGGGACTTAGGGGTAGGTGATAGTACCTCTATCTGGTTTGCGCAGTTTGTAGGGGCTGAGGTGCGCCTTATCGACTACTATGAGAGCAGCGGTGTAGGTCTGGACCATTATGTCGCCCTGTTAAACTCAAAAGGCTATGTATACGAAAGTCATGTACTGCCGCACGATGTCAGGGTAAGGGAGCTAGGCTCAGGTAAGTCTCGCCTGGAGACACTTGGCGCCCTGGGGGTGAGGCCAATCACTATAGCTCCGCAGTTGATGGTTGATGATGGTATACAGTCTGTGCGCTCTATGCTCCCCAGGTGCTGGTTCGATGAGGAGAAGTGCGAGCGAGGCATTGATGCTATCCGGCAGTACCGTCGAGACTATGACGACAAGGGCATGACCTGGCGTGGAAGACCTCTACACGACTGGACCTCTCACTGCGCCGATGCGCTGCGATACCTGGCTGTTGGGTACAAGCCCACATCATCTAGCTGGGGTGAGCCACTACGTCGTAACCTGCAAGGCATTGTGTAGTCAATATGATATAATCGGCCTTTTTAGGGCTGCTGGACTTTAGAATGTCAAAAATCATTAGAGGCGCAAAAGGGCTAATGGAGTTGCTAGACAACCCTGTTATCGACCCTGCAGAAGTCAACCGCAAATACTCTAACCGCACCGCAAAGGTTTTAGAGCCTTTTTACCGCCCTAACATTGCGAATGATGTCCGTACATTCGATCAACCGCCGTTCAGATTGTCGCAGTTAGAGGGGCGGGGTGTAATGTTCCCTGAATCAGACGTAACTGCTGCAGGCTATGATTTAGTAGGTATAGGCAACAAGCCTTTAGCCAGGCCAGTAACAATGGAGACAGGGGTTGACCATATATTCTATGCCCCAGATAGCGCTCTTTGGAAAAATGATGCCAGCGTGGCAAACAAGTACGTTAAGCGAGCCAAAGCAAGACAGGCTGAGGTTGAGAAGCTAGGTAAGGAGACAGGTGGGCAAGATGTATTCCTGCTGCCGTATGAGGGAGGCCCTCAGTCTAGTGACTGGTGGACCGGCATCGGCAGGACAATGATTAATTACAATCTTGAGAATGCACCTGCAAAATCTGTTTCATTAATGGATGAGTTCATCAAGTCAAAAATACCTGAGTGGCCTGGCTCTGACAGCCCTGACGCTGAAAAGATATGGAACGCTACGGGTGGCGGTACAAGGATGGAGATTACTCAAGCCCTGGACAAAATGCGGCTAGAGGGTGGGCTCACTGAAGGGCAGGCTCGCGTTGCTACATCCAGGCAAGATCGACTCAATATACCGCATGGATCATTGCAGAACGTCGGAGTAATGGACATTGAGCGCGGCTTTACTCCAAACCTAAGCCCAGATTATAACGCCTCATTGCACGGCGAGGGTGTTGGGGTTCTACAGCAGCCAGTAACGGCATATGATTTCTTATTAGACAGAACAACTGAAAGCGGAAAGCCTTTAACGCCACGGTCATTGCAATGGCAGGACACAAGCAAGGTTGTCACTGAGCAAGACCTTAGAAGGATGCAGGACAAGGGCATCGATATCAATTCTCCTGCAGCAGTTGGACTGTTAAGCGGTGCTGGAGCTCTTGCTGCGCTGGCACCCCAAGAAGCTGAGGCCGGTCCTGCAGGATTGTTGCGCAATGTATTCCCTGCCCCTCAGAGAATGTTCGACCCGTCAGATAACGCATACAAACCATTCCTTGAGTCGTTCGGCCAAACGCCTGGCGGCAGATATCTGGAGATGGGGCCTGAAGGTCCAAAAGACATCACCGGCGAATACCCAGCAAGCGCAACATTAGGTGTTGGCCCTGATGGCAAGCCAAAGTTTCAGGTTGCGCCTGAGCAAGCCACAAACATCCCTGAGCCAAAAGGCCCTGGCCGAAAAATCAAAACCAACCTGGCAAAGAAAAAGACCGGCTGGAAGTGGACGCAAGCCCCAGAGGGATACGACCCCGATCCAGATGGCGGGTTCCCCATCGTCTCTGTCAATGACGGTAAAGATCACTACTACACGCTAAACACTGACTTCCCTGAAGGCGTGGAGCTAGCCAGGTATCCCAATGAAGCCAGTGAGCCCAGGCTGAAGCCCACCAGGAAAGGCCACGTTAATTTAGGCCAGAAGGTTGGCGAGATTGAGATGCGGGGCAAGAAGCATCCGGTGTATGACAATATAACTATTCGCCAGGCTGCTCCAGTTGCAATGACAGGATTACTTGGCGCAGGCATGAGCGAAGATAGTGATGCGAGTATTTTAGGGTCTCTGTCGAAGCTCGGTGCTGGGCGGCAAGACCTTCTGGGAATGGCTCAGAAAATGGCAAACGAGGGCATGGATGTGCAGAGCATCCGAGAGCGCACCGGCTGGGAGATTGGAGCAGACGGTCAGTGGAGAACGGAGCTGCCTAATACAAATACAAAAATAAACATTCCTGAAGTAGCAGAGGGCAGTCAATACTATTCCGGGACGATTGCTGATGTCATTGATGACCCAGAGCTGCTGTCTCAATATGAAAAAGGCGGCAGAAAGCCCACTGTTAGAGACATGGAGGGTGAGATTGAAGAATACGGGTCTCGCGGCATATTTGGTTCTTTAGGCGATATTGCTTTTACAGTCGATAAGAATATGCCGGAAGGACAAGGGTTCCACCGAGAAGGTTATTTTGATCAGTTTGGTGAAAGGCAGCCCGAAACAATTGTTATCAGCGGCAAAAGCTCGCCGGCCGAGCAAAGAGCAACATTGCTGCATGAGCTTCAGCATGCAATCCAGGATAGAGAGGGTTTCGCGGCTGGAGGCAATCAGAAGCAGTTTGCAAAAGAGGAAAGAATAAAAGATTCTTTTTATCAGCGCGTAGGATTGACCCCCGCTGGAAGTGGCCGACTGCAAGAGCTGGAACAAAAAATAAGAGATGTTGGTCAACGCTCTATGTCTTTGCAAGAGATGAGTGACCTGGAGCGCCTCCGAGTCGAAAAACAAATTTCTGATAGGTTTAATGCCGATACGGTTGGCGAGGCAGGTGCAAGGTCTCCCTATGGTATGTACAAAGGATTGATGGGCGAGGTTGAGGCAAGAAATGTTGAAACCAGGGACAAGATGAAACCTGATTTTCTTAGAGCAACCCCTTTGGAGCTGTCGGAGGACGTGTTCGAGCCCAGAAGCCAACAGATTTTCAGGGCAGGCAGTGACGATGAGCTCTTTCGGGAGCTTGAGTATTTAAAATCTCCTGACGTTAGGTCAAATGTTCCCGAATACCGCGAAGCCCCTGTAGTGCAGGAGCAATCATTTGGCGACATGGTTAACGAGTACGCTCAGATTAACCAAAGAGCCCAAGCGGCAGAAGCTCAGAAGTTTGACACCCTGATGCGTGAGGACGCCAGGTTGCGCGACATGGGGTCTGCTGCATTTGGCCAGGTATCCCCAGAGCTGGCTGCATACCGCCGCTCACAGATGCTGCCGACAATTGGCGAGATAGGAATGGGAGCCCTTGAAGGCGCTGTCGATACGGTAGACTTTGTGTCTCAGCTTCCTACAGCCATATCCACCATGACCATGCCAAAGCGCACCCCCTTGCGTGATCGCCTGGGCGGACTTCTAGACTACAGCTTTGTGGATGAGAGGGATCAAAGGGCCAGGGACCAGGCTAGATTGATTGGCGGGTTATTAAGCCCCATTTAATGGTATAATCGGCCCAATAACTGGAGGCCATAATGGCAATAAGCACATACAGCGAGCTGCAGTCGTCAATGGCAGACTTTTTGAACAGGTCTGACCTGACTTCTGTGATCCCGACATTTATTGCGTTGGGCGAGGCCAGGATGAACAGAGACATCCGTCACTGGCAGATGGAGAACAGGGCATCGACTACAATTGACGGCCAGTACCTAACAAAGCCAGGCGACTGGGTTGAGACTATACGCCTGCATTTGACCGGCCAGAAAACCTCTGCGATGGACCTGTTAAGCACTCAGGCAATGGCTGACAAGCGCCAGGGCGCAGAGAACGTAGCAGGCAAGCCAAGATACTATGCACACTCTGAGGGCCAGTTTGAGGTATTCCCTACCCCTGACGGATCATATGCTGCTGAGTTGCTATACATCCAGCAGATACCTTCCCTCAGCGACAGCGCGACGACAAACTGGCTGCTGACATCATATCCAGACATCTACCTGTACGGCTCACTGCTTAACTCTGCACCATACCTGGCTGAAGATGGCCGGGCTGAGGTGTGGGCTCGACTGTATGGTGAGGCGGTAGACAAACTAAACTTAACTTCTGAACAGGCAGCTTATTCTGGTGTTGGCCTGACAACTAAAATACGAGGACTCGGATGAGCTTTTCAAACTTCTTAGAAACAGAGGTCCTGGACCATGTGTTTGGTGGCAACGCCTACACAGCCCCAGGCACTTTATACACTGGACTATACACTGCAGCGCCTAGTGACACGGGTGGCGGTACAGAGCTGTCAGGTAGCGGCTATGCTCGCCAGGCCACAGCATTTACTGTATCTGGCAACACTGCCAGCAACACATCTGCAGAAGAGTGGGCAACAGCTACAGGCGACTGGGGCACTATTACTCACGTCGGCGTATTCGACGCAGCCACAAGCGGCAACCTGCTAGCCTATGGCGCATTGACTGCAAGCAAGACAATTGCTACTGGTGACGTGTTCCGCATCCCTGCTGGCGACCTGGATATCACGCTAGACTAATATGCTCTATGGCGTATATAAATACGGGCAGGCTGCATACTCGACTGCTAACCTAGAGGATGGCGCGTCTGTAATAGCAGCCACGTCTGCTGTATCGGCTACTGCTGGGTTTGTAAAAGAGGCTAGCTGCGCTATATCGGCAGCGGCATCTACGTCTATCTCAGGCCAGGCTGTACGAGAAGATTCTTCTGCGATTGCAGTAACATCTGCAGCGCAGGCAGATCCGCAGGTTATATTGCAGACTGGGTCAGCTATTGCGGCTGCATCATCTACTACAGGTGCAGGCATTGCGATACGGGGAGGCGAGCTATCTATATCGGCGACCTCTTCTGTGGCATCTGCAGGCGCCAGGATACAGCAAGGCATATCGGCAGTAAGTGCTGCGTCCTCTGCAACAGCAAATGCTGTTACGATAGTAGTTGCCGAGTCGGCGATTGCAGCAACAAGCCAGGCGGTTATGTCTGGCAATATTACGGCTGGTGGCGTGACTGTTATGTCGTCGTCGGCATCATTAAGTATTTCAGGGTCTATCCTATGGACAGACAGCCCTGGAGATGACGCAACTTATGCAGACGTAGCAAGCGCTGCTAATGAATGGGCCGATGTGGCTGAATATACAACTTTATGGGAGGCCGCTTAAATGGCTGATACAACTACAACCAATTATGGTCTGACCAAGCCAGAAGTCGGCGCTTCAGAAGATACTTGGGGAACCAAGATAAACACCAACCTGGACACTCTGGACACGACTGTTGACTCTATCCAGGGCAAGTCAGGCGCCGGTGTTTTAAAGCACACTAACAATACCAAACTAGCCACCACAGCCACAGGCATAGACG